CGAAGTGTTCAAATTGTGTTTGTGTGCATTCTTTTTTTGCTCCAACTAATTCTAAAAGACCAGTTATTCCTTGATCGCCATATCTTTTGATAAGACGTTCATCAACTTCTCTTTTATGTAAAGCTAGAGTTGTAAGAGAACTTACATAATTGTCCTGAGTCGCTAACGCTACTGACGTTGGATTCAGTACAAAGTTTTCACCAGAAGGTAAACTTACTGTTGCCATTTTTTATAATTTTAATATTAATAATCTATTTAACTAGTCGTCAAATATATGTTGCGATATTTGACTAGCAATAGAATCACCACTTCGTTCTTGAGAAATTTGATTAGGTTCGTAAGATGGATTTTTAATATCCCTTAGTACTGATTCAGCACCTTGTGATCTATATTGATTAGCAACACTTCTTACTATTTTGTCTTGTAACTTCATAGCAATCATGTCTAGTGCTAATTTTTCTGTATCCCAGTTACCATAATCATCTTGGTAAGGTTCAAAAAAGTCATCTAAATTGGATAATGCATCTCCAACCATAGCTTTGTCATCTTCTGTTAATTTATATTCAAAAACTTCTCCACTATCGTTCATTTGAAATTGCAATGATTCCATATCATCTAACTCTGCGTCCATATCATCAAGAAAATCTTCTCTAGCTTCTTCAGCCTGTATACGATCCTCTTCTGTATAACCTTCGTTATCTTCAGCAGGAGCCCAGTACTCTTCTTGCAAGTCTTGTAATTCTTGCCTAGCTTTAGCTACATCTCTTTTTAAATGGATTTTACCAAGTTCAGTTTGCTCAGAACTAAACTTTCCCTCCCCTTGCTTATAGGTATCATTAAAAAACAAGTCTATTTCTTTATCTGTTAAATCAGGATTCTCTAATGAGAGGTATTCTTTTATCACCTCTTCGTCAGACATTTCATTATAGTCTTGACTTTGTGTTAAGAAGTAGTCTTCTGCACTTCTTCCAGTTTCTTCAACAAATCTATTCATCTCTGCTATCTGTTCGCTAGCAAATTCATTGCCTTGTTGGTCATCTTCTAGATCGTCTAGTAAATCATCTAGGTTGTCATAGTCTGTTCCATACTTTTCGTTTAGAACATCTAGAGCATCGTAATCATCTGATTCATAATCATATTCTTCCTCTTGTTCATAATACCCATCTTCTTGGGTAGGTTCAGTTGTCAAAGAGCTTTCCATTGCTTCCTCTGGATTATACTCACCATCATTTAATGGTTCGTTTTCCTCCAAAGATTCTACATCAGAATTTTCATTCTGAGTTAGGTCTATTGTTTTTGGTTCAAGTGCTGAATCTTTCGATTCCAGTGACACTTCAACACTTTCTCCTGTTGCCTCTGCAAAGTCTTTCGCAGGGTCAAAATTTTCTTCAGCCATAGTATATTAAATTAAATTAGTATTTTTTGCAAATATATATCTTATTTGTGACAATCCAATATTTATTTTAAAATATTTGGTATTGGATTTTCAGGATTTTCTTCTACTTGTGGCATTTCCTCTAATTGTGATAAAGGAAGTGCTCTATCCCTTTTTTGCTCTACTATCCTAGATTGATTATAAGCAGATTTATCTTGAGCTTTTAATTTAACCTCTCCTGTTACATTAGCAACCTTTTCTTTACCTGAATTATTAAGAGCAATTTCTTTCATTCTTCTTTGGTGTTGTTTAGAATCAAATTGGTCTTTTAATTGATACTCTGCTTGCATTTCTTGTATTTTGTTTTGAGATTTCATCTGAGCCTCTTGTGCCTGCATTTGAGCTAACATTTGCATTTCTTGTTGCTTTATTTGAGCTTGTTGTTGTGCAGCTTCCTGTTGAATTTGTGCATTTTGTTTTTGAGCCTCTTTCGCTTTTCTTTCCTCTTCTTCTTGATATTTTCTTCTTCTAAACATTAAAACTTGATTAGCAAGTTTCATATTTTTTATAGACCTTATAGTAATAACATCCTCTAATCTAATTTCTTTTTGAGCCAAAGACATTTGTAGGTTTTGCTCTAATTGTAATTTTTGATCTTCATCAGGTGCAACTTCTAGCATTATACCAAACTCATGATGAGATATGTCTTGATTTATTTTAAACATAGACATAGTTCCTTTACCTAAGGCACTAGAATAAGATTTAAATTTGTTTTTATTTTTTAATATATCTTGAAGCCTCATGCATATACACTCAGCAATTCTCTTTGTTAAACTTAAATAACCATCATTAATGTTTCTAGTTGCATTATTGGAAGCCATTAATTGTAATTTTTGCACACCAACTAAAGCCTCGCTAGATGGTTTTGCACCTTCTCTTGCTTCATTAACTCCAGTTACATCTCTTATCATTTGTAGATTATGTTGATAGATAGAAATTAACTTTTGCATATCACCACCTATACCATTCTCTAATTCTTGAACAGGAACAGCACTAGTTGGTTGACCTTCGTCATTAAGAGTCCTATAATATATATTACCTGTTTGATCGTATATTTCTTGAAGCTCCATTGGTGTAAAAGTTCCACCATCTCCTTTAGACACATTCTCTAATGCACCCAATTCAAACGCTGCACCCTTTGGTCTTGCCTTAGCTATTATTTGTTGCAATTTTAGGTGAGCAAGTTGTATTTGGTCTGCAAATGGTATCATTCTTTCTACCATTGATTTGTTAATCATTTTATGTGTACCTGGAGCATATATAACATAAGATAATTTTGTTTCAGTTAAATTAGATTGATTTCTCATCATGTTTTTAGCCAAACCATAATTTAATACAAAATCTGTTCCAACTATATATATACCTGAATAAACCACCTTGACAGATGTTTTTATCAACTCTCTTTCAAACTTAGATGTTTTTGGTTTTTTATAGTTATGCTTTTTCTTTCTAACAGTGTATCCACCATAAGCGTTTTTCTTTTTTTCGTATTTAAGTTCGTTAACTGAAAAGAACTCTGCATCCATTACAGTTATTCTGTACTTATCATATTCATGCTCATGTTGATACTGATTTAGATATGACTCATAATTAGGACTTATTGAATCATTACTATTTTTACCTGAATATTCTCCTGCTATCTTAACGTAATCTTCTTCGCTTAATTGGTTTCCTGCTATTCTTTTTAATTCACCAATAGTCATTGTGTATACCTCACCTGCATGCTGTATATCAGAATAATCTTCATGATTAGTATAAGAAGTTACTAAATTAGATGGGTCAACTCTTTTTATTTTTACACCATAATTAGGATCTATATAAGTTTTGCAAGCTCCAACTCCACAAACAATCAAATCTCTAATAACTGATTTTTTTATACCATCGTAATTATTTAAGTCCATAATAAACTTAATACCCTTCTCCATAGAAATCTCTGTAGCTTGTTTATAAGAAAGAGCCATATGAATATCTAACTCCTCTTGTGTTCTTGGTATATAACCCTTTTGTCTTAAATCATATCCTGTTACTTTACTTAGTTCTTCTAAACCTGGTTGAACTAACATTTGTGCGAACATTCTGTTCTTATCTTGTTCTCTTCTGCTTTCTGCTATTGGGTCTATAGCATTTGCCAAAACCTCATATTCTTGATTAGATAAATCATTAACTATTAAATCTAAAAACTTAGGAACTATATTTACAGGTGTCCAGTCTAAGTTTAAATAAGAAGTGTCTCCTTCTACATCTAGTAAATCTTTATACTTTGAGACATTTTGAGAACCCTGTGCATAACTTCTAGCTTTTGCAAATCTAGCCTTTCTACTATCTATATTTATTTGAGAGTTATCTTTCCAGTCATGATACATTTTTTTGAAGTAAGCAAGACCATATTCTTTTTTTTCCTTTTCTTCTGGAGACACAAATGGACTAGGGTATCCACCTATTTTTTTATTTTTTCCATATATATTTCCTATTTCCATTTACTTTATTTTTTTAGATAATAAACCTTTATTTTGATATGTTTTTACAAATTTAGTAAATTTTGGCAATTCTTTCTTAACTTGGACAAATTTTTGTGAAGCTAATAATGCAAGGCTAGAACTGATGGTGGCATCAAATTTTGTTCTATTGTCAATATCAAACCTACTCCAGTCATTTAACAATTCGTTAAAATATAAATTGCCAAAAGTACCATCTTGCTGCATACCTACATG